ACTACAGTAGTAATTAAGCAGCGCTCTGCATCAGAGCCATCAGGCAACTGTGAATTAGGATCGAAATAGACTGTAAATGGATTATCAATAGGTCTAATGTAGATTTCCTGCTCAAACGAATCAGGAGAAATATAGTCTGTCATTACTCGGAAGTAACCCCAACCCATCTTAACTGCGTATTCTGAGGCTGTATCGTAAGCCACATCAGCAGAGGATTGATATTCAATATGACGGCAAACACCACTAAGAATGTCGGCTAATTTGGCATCAGCCTCATTGTTCATGCCTTGGACTTTGATCCTAGGTCTTTGCTGTCTAATTTGATTACAGATCTGACGAACATAGGCATCAACCTTATTAATCGTCAAACAAGGTCTAGATTCAAGCACTCGGCTGTTTTGCACATCTACAGGCCATTGATCTCCAGCGCAAAAGCGAACATCGTCTAAAGCCTCAGCTCTATTGTTGGAATCTACATCATTGCAAAGGTTTAAAAACTTCTTTGCATCATTGATTCTTGTATCTTCGCTTGAATCCTGATCCTGATAATCTGCCATATTTATCCCATCCAACTCCCTGCTGGAGCATAATTTTGTTTAGCTGGTTGCCGTTTCTTAGGTTCATTTACCATAAGCCCAATATATCGCCAAGCATCTGCGCCATGAGAATAAATGTCATGTAATGGCTTTTGACTAAAAGTCCCATGTTCATCTACATCATAGCGATAATGTCTTAGGCAGTTTAAACCTTCTTCTGTATTTTTTCTATCAAAATAACAACGATTAAATATAGTTCTTGCAGCATTAATTGAATCAGTTATTGGAACTCTATCCAAGATCTGCACTTTCATGCCAGTTGCTCTGACTATTTCCTCAATGGATTTGCCAGTTCCAAGCGACTTAGCAGCAGCATCATGGGGAAGCCAAACAGTATCGTAAACATAGCCAAAGGTCTGCATAAGGCTTAAATAATGCTGAATAGTCTTTTGGTTGTCCTCAAAGTATCTTAGAACTCGGATCTCAAAGCCTATAAATTGGATGATCCACGCTGCTGTATTATCGGCCCAACCCAAATCGAACACTATATGACAGGGCTTGGAGCTATCGTAAGGAACTGTCGTAATCCTGCCTTCTAGCTCTGCCATTTCCATTTCTTTAGCAAAGATAGCGCCATCAATCGTATTCCTTGTAGAGCCTTCCCATACATTGTTATAAGCGCTCATATCCCTTTGTTTAAGCGATAAACGCTCTAAATTAAGGGTTTCAGGAAACCAAGGATTGTCATTCCAGTTTACTTTTACGACTACTGAGCTTTCAGGAGGATTTTCAACAAAGCGCTTCCAAGTATCATCTGTAGGCAATTCAGGGTTAAAACTGACCCAAATCTCTGAATCTTGCTTACGGATTGTAGGAATAAGCACATTCCAACTATTAGCTGATACGGATTGAGCCTCCTCTACCCAACAAATATCAATTCCCTCAATAGATTTAACATTGTTTGTATTGTTTTTAATGCCTACAAAGATGAATTCAGTCCCATTTTTGCCTCGAATTGAGGTCTGAGTAATCTCATAGAAGGTTTCCATGCCCAAGGCATAGATCTGATCTGATAAGAGCTTATGAACTGAATCTTTAATGGAAGTTTGGAATTCCCTGGCGCAAAGGATACGCATTTGCTGACCAGTTCCCTTTGCTAGTAATGCTCTAGCAAAACACCAAGACTTTGCACCGCCTCGACCACCATAGAATATTCTGTAGCGAACCTTTTCAGGCTTAAATAATGCCTCAAATTTCTTAGGAAACTTTATCCTAGAAATTGCATCTTTAATCTGCTGATCTATTTGCATCAGGCTCTACAAAGCTAATTTCTACACCCTTGAGCAAAGGAGCGCCATCTGCACCAGTTAGTTCTTGCTTGATACGCTCTGAATACTTCTTAGGGAATCTAGCAGCCATTGATCTAGACCATAAACCAGTATTTAAACGCTCTGTATCTTTGCTTTCGACTATGTAAGACATAGCCATATCTTCCCACCAAACTTGCTCATATCCCTTGGCAATCTCCAAGGCTTCTCGAAATTGAGGAAATTCATCCCTCCAACGATACCCTGTGGCAATGCCAACCCCTATGTTTGCAAGGATCTGCTCAGTAGATTTCCCTAGTTTTCCTAGTTCAATCGCCTTTTCGCAGTAACTTGCATCATATAAGGATGGTCTGCCTACAGGATTGCTGGTTTCGCTCATTTTGGTTCTTCAGTAGCCTTTTCGCTATTCTCTACCATTTCTTGAGCTTTTGCATCTGCTTCTGCTTGCAAGATGGCATGAGCCTGTGGGATAGCTTGTAATTTGATTTTGTCAATTACAGGAGCTACCAAGCTGTATTCCCCTTTTGAGAGAGCGCCAATCATATACTCCACATCTTGAATGGTGAGGTCTTTAAGCGTAATACTCATTTTTATACCCTTTTTGGTTTAGTTTTCTTACTTTTTGCTGCTTTTTGAACAGAATATGCAATAGCGACTGCTTGAGCTGGTTTCTTTCCAGCAGACAGCTCTGCTTTCACATTGGATTGAAAGGCTTGTTTAGTGGTTGATTTTGTTAGAGGCATTTAGCAGTTCCAGTTCTTTAATGATGCTTTGGCTCTTTCAGCAGGGCCTTTAGCTTTTTTAACAACTCCTTCCATCCTTGCACAAAAGGAGGCTTTTCTACCAGCATCAGCTTTAGTCTTTGGATTTGGAGCTGGTGCTTTTAGATTTGCATTGTTCTTAGCGTTGTATTCTGCTCTACCTTTAGCAGTCATTCCAGCGCCTTTTTCTGTAGGGTTATAGGTTTTGCCCTTGCCTACAGTTTTATGCTCTATGGGCTTATCATGTTTTTTAGTTGCCATGATTATTTCTTCTTTGCTGTCTTTGCTGCTGCTTTGAAAGCTGCTGTTGTGGGAGCGCCTTTAGTGCCAGGCTTACGCATTGTTTCTATTTTGCCGCCAGCAGCCTTTTGTTTCTCAATACGCTCTTGTTTTGCATGAATATTGGCATACAAGCCAGGTTTAGTTGCCATTTTTAGCATCCTTTGCAAATTTAAAATCAGATCTAGGGGTTCTTCTTGCTACCTTTTTAGCTGCTGGTTTTTTTACAGGAACTTTGGGATTTGGATCTTTAATAATAAGTGTATGATTTATTTCAATTTTTTCAACTTGCATTTCTACTTTTTGGACTTTATACCAGCCAAAATGACCCATAATCTTTTCAATTAAAGGGGTTTTTTCACATATTTCTATTGCGCTCATGCTTGCTCCTTTTCAGTTAAAAAACAGACATCCTGCCAGCTCATTACCAAATAACGCTCTTTATCCTCAAAATACTCAAAATACTTGAGATATTCATCAGATCCCATAGTTCCAAAGCGCACATAATCTCCAACTGCTACAGGCATTTCTTGTCTGCGACCATTAATAACTTTGCCAGGGCCTACCGCTACAACAGTTCCCATATTATCTTTTTCTTTGTTATTAACAAAAATGACAGAACTAAGTTCTCTAGTTTCAGGTTTGACTACAATTTTGTCTTGTAAAGGTTTGAGCTTCATTCAGCTACCTTTTTAGGTCTGCCTTTCGGCTTTGGCTCTACTTTTCCTGCTTCTTCTAGGACTTTTTTGCGCTTTTCTTTAAGATCGTCTTTAGTTTCTGAGGCAATTTCAATATCCTGAACCATAGTTTCAAATACAGGATTTGGAGGAATAGGCAAAAATTCGCCACACCATTCCGAGCTATGCCGATTTTGGTAAGTAGGAAATCTTCTGCAAGATCCAATAAAGTCATTATCTGTAGATTGAAAATATATACAGGAACAACAAGCATCTTTAGAATTTACAACAGCCATACAACTCCTCAGGTTAGTTGTTTTGGTTAGAAAGCTCCTAGTGACCTTCACGCATTAGGAGCTTTCGCTTTATTTAACCACGCTTATGAGTGTAGCAAGTTCCTGCTGTGCGACCAGTATTGAATAACTTATCGCTACCAACAGCATCTTTCATGCCCATGCCTACACCACCATCTTTTTTACCCATGCGCTCACCAGTTTTATCTGAAGAAGTTGCGCCAGCAGGAGCAGTTGCACCAGTTGTTGAAGGAACACCCTTCATTGAATCCATTTTGCCCATGTTTTTCTCCTATAGAAATGGGGTTTGAGGCTATATTTTGCCTCATTGATTATCATTGTCAAGCAGTTTAATTAATCTAATTGCACCATCAACTGAATCAATTCTAGAAATAGAACTACCTCTCCAATTTTTAATAAATTTAAGTTGTGGTTCTGTAAACTGAGCCTTATTACTGCTTTTAATTTCAACCATAGCACACTTGCCTTTGTAGCCTATCAACATATCAGGACAGCCTTGTCCAACTCTAGATAAATCTAAAACAGAAGCTCCTAAAGCAATAAAAGTATGCTTTATAAGATTATGATTTTCATCAACTCTTTTAGCGTATGCCATTGTTTTGTCACATAATTTAGATTAGTATTTACACACTTTATCATTAAAGGGCATTTATGCAAGGCTATTGGTTGGAAGATCAAGAGTTTATAGCTCTTTGGAAAAAAATTGGCAGCCCTACAGAAATAGCCAAAGAATTAAAATGCGATATACGCTCTGTGTATAACAGGCGCAGATCAATAGAATTTCGCTTAGGCATAGAATTGCCAACCACTAAAGATGCTAGGTATCTACCAGCCAAACAAATCAAAAAAATAGAGCAAACATCAGGCCATGTCCGCAGAGGTATAGAAATCAAGGATAAAGGCAGAGTTGTGGTTTTTAGCGATGCTCACTTTCAACCTAATGAAGTAACTCCAGCATACAAAGCATTACTGAAAATTATTGATCAATTCAAAGGTGAATTAAAGGCTGTTGTGGCAAATGGAGATATGTTTGATGGAAGTCAAAATAGTTCCCATAAAAGAATTCAATGGTCACAAACTCCTACAGTTAAGGAAGAATTAGAAGCCTGTCAAGAAATGATGGCTGGTATTGAAAAAGCGGCT